CACCACCTTTCTTAGAAGCTTAAATACTACACTCACCTACGTTCGTGCTAAAGACTAGAGGGTAGAGTATAGAGAAATTCCAAGACAGGGCGGAACCCGTAGTTAGAATACGCACCCGACGGAGAGCTGCTGCCCGAGACGGACACGGAAGAGTTACCACGGAGGATGCGGTTCGAGCCAGACGGTGTTGAGGTCCAACAATATCCACCATTACCTGTTATATTCAATTCTACATTGTCATATTGAGCCCATTGACCATAATCTTTGTGGACAGGGTATATAAGTTTATTCCATTCATTGCTACTTAATAATCTTACTGCAAATACATGATTACCTATTTGCACTTTCTTTTCTCCAAATACCGCTCCTGCTGCATTAATATTATCCCATGAAACTGTATGCTTAAATGTTTTTTTACCTACATATAAAACTTTCCCATTGCTATTGCATTTTAGCCACCCAGCAGTGGAGTTTTGTAATGTTCCTGCTGTCAATCCTATTGCAGCACATAAAGCATCCCCACTAATAAAATCTACTGCTGCTACTTCTCCAAAATACCCACCCATAATATTTCCTGCTACTAGGGTTTTAGCTCCCGGTAATTCTGAATGGTCTGGAACTGGAATAACTGGTGTAGGTTGATTTACACCAAATGACATTTTCATTGTTACATCTAATTCATAGTCTCCATTTTTAGGGATAAATTTTGTAGTGTAATTAGCTGTTGGAATTAATCCTATAGGTACTGGAGTATCAAATACAATCTCATCTGATATATTTCTCGTATATGCTGTTGTAGCAACTCCTTCTATAAATACTGTAAGATTAGTTACTTGCTGATTTGGTAGTTGGAATGTATCTTTTATTCCATCTCCTAATCCTAGTTTTACATCTGTTTTACTTGTTCCTGTGTATACTCCTGTTCTAGGTAGCTCCCACCTTATTCCCATTCCTGTCCATTCAATAGCCATTACATCTTTATTAAATGAATAAACATTGAAGGTACCTGAAACGCTTATTGATTTTTCTGTTGAATTTGTTGTTTTTGTAGCATTTATCGTTGTTCCATCATCATTGAAACCAAATAATCCTATTACATTAGCAGGTGCGCCTCCTCCTGTTAAGTAATTTCTTAGTCCATTCCCACTAAAAAAGCATCCAGTATCTACTGAGTAAATCTCAATAAATACAGATGCATATATATCTATAATCCTTTGATTATTTTTTTCTATTTCTAAAGGGTTGCCTTCTGAATCAACTATTAGTGCATGAGTATTGATATTAACAGTTGTATCACTAATACCAACTTCTCTTAAAATTGTTCCATTATTGTCTCCTGTTTCAAGTCTTATCCTTTTAACCCATAGACTAGTATCACCATCTCTTGTTAAGCTCTCTTGGATGGCCGCCTTAGAGCTTATCCTAGAAAATAAAGTGTTTCTTGTTTGGTCTAGCGGTCCTGTACCTGAACCGAATACAATATTATCAAAATAACTGCCATAAGCAAGTAACCTATCATACATTCTGTTTAAGACAGTATTTTCTGCATGAGGTTCTATTGATGCATAAGCTTTTTCTACTTCTCCTGTTTCTACATCTGTAATTACAAAATCAAATCTATTATGCATTTTAAATTTAATTTTTGCATCTAATTGCATTTTATCACTCCCTTTTTTAAGGATTTACAACCCCTACATATCTTAAATTGACCGTTAACACAACTGGTGCTGCTGTTATTGTCCCTGTATTAAAAGGTATAGTTTTAACATATTCTATTGGTCTAAGATTTAGTATTAATTCAGTTGGTGCTACTTTTAGAGTTTCTTCTATACCTGGATTAGGTTCAGGTATTAGGTCAAGTGGTGTAAATATTTCTATAAAGCTTTCAACCGCTCCACCTTCTCCTGTAAGAGTCCCTACTGAGGCATCATATTCGATTGTTAAATTCCCCTCAACTGTTGCAAATCTTTTTAAATCTTTCATTGTTAAAAGCAAAGCATTTGCTATAGTGGGATGATGTTCTATGCTTTCAATCTGATAGTCTCCATTTATAAGAGGTCCATTTATATATTTATATTGTTGACCTTTTATTGTGAAAGCTGATTTATTTGCTGTTACATCCCCAACTATTTTCTCTGTAAATTTAACAACTATCTTTTTTCCTTTTGCCTTACTCATTAAATATCACCTCAACCTCTGGTATTGGTAATGTTGTTGGAACTAAATTCATAGCTATAAAGTCTAATTCAAAAGTATCATAAGGTAAATTGATACCGTTTGTAGTTATCCCTGTATTATATCTAATTGTTGGATTATCTCCTGCATTGTTAAAGCTATTAATATCTAAGAATTTAATCTTATATAATTTGCCATCAAAGCCTATCTCTTCAATTATTTCTTCAATCTCTTGTGGATAATAACTGCCTCGACTTCCAATAACCTCAAAATCTCCTGCATGTAGATTAAATAGCCTGTGCTTAGTTCTAAATATTATTTCTTTTCCCCAATCTTCATACTCTTCTCCAAGCTCATTAAGTGAAGTAGTAGGTATATTGTAGACCTCTGCAAACTTATTGTCTGTGAGAGTATATCTTGATAGAGAAAATAGTTCAGTTGGCGCTGATGTTATATGCTCATCCAATCCAAGTGGATTTATATATTCGATGCGTCTTAATCCAACTTCTAACGATATAGGAGCTGCTGAAATTGTATCAATAGCAATAGCCATACCCGCCCAGTTACGATCGGTAATATACCAATGCACTTTTCCTAAGCTATCTTCAATTAAAAATCCCATCCGGTAATCGTTCGTAATAAACAAGTTCAAACTAACAGCTACCCCAGTAAATTCTACTAGCTGCCTTTCATTCTCCCATGTGCTTGTACCATCAAGCTGACTACAATAATTTCTATACCATACTGTCCCATCTAGTTTAATATATCCTGCTATAATCCCTTGATCCTTATCGATGAAGTTAACATTCTTCCACCCTCTTAAAGCCCTTACATATTTAACACTCGATGCTAGTTCTTGCTTACTTGTCGCATCATCCCACAATTGAGTTTGAAGTTTACCCGCTCCATCTACCCATAAAATCTGAGGTTTTTCATCTGTAACAAGTCTCCATAATTTCCTGTACCGCTCCCAATGCCCATTAAAAGCTATGGCCACATTAGATCCAGCCCCCAAAGTGAATTGGTCTATCCATCCATCTTTTAGCTTATCGGGATATTCTCGAATAGAAGTACCCACAATCCCATTATCCACATGTATTTCATAGATGCGATTAGGACTTCCAGTTACCTTAAACCTACGAGCAGCAAGAGATACATCACCAAGTCCTGCCTTTTCCCTTATAGTTTCTACAGTCCAATAAGTCGAATCCATAACGGTAGTTTTTGCCCTTGCTATAGCTACATTCATTTTAGGATTTGCGTTCTCATAGATTGTTTGATTCTGCTTATTGATTTTTTCCATAATTGAAGGAGGGAGTTGTCTCATATAACCCCCTCCGAACTTATCATTATTTTAATATCTCCTGCATGCCTCCTTTTAGCATCGCTGCCCTTTAAAAATATACTCATACTAGGGGGATCACTTATCAATCCAATGTAATATTTCCCATACCAGTTTAATTTTATAGGCTTGTCTATGTTGTATGCGTCATCTATTCTCAATTTGCCCTCTTCTTGCATGTTGCAACTTATTATTATTACTTTAATCGGTTCTCCTACTGTTTGTATATGATATGTCCCATCTAATAATCTATTTTTTATCTTTAACGTATCAAAAGAGACGAGTACATTTGAAATTTCTCTAGTTATTAAATTATTATCAATATCAACTAGCTTATTCATTGTGTTCTCACCTCTCTTCTAAGTTGATCTAATACCATATCAACAACTCCGATAAATTCGTTTTTATCATTAACCCCTTTTACAGTTATAGTACCTGTATGCTCAATCTTGTTATTATTTGAGCTTTTAGCGCTAGTTCCAGTACCCATATTCACAGAGCCATCAGCAACTAAATTGTTATTAAGTCCATTCATTGCTTTATCAACTTGTTTTGCACTATCGGCAATACCCTCTGCCATACCAGCACCAATCATTTTACCTACCTGATCACGCATAACTGTTGAAGGTGATTTTATCCCTAGAAATTTTTTAGCTCCATCCAAGGCGCCCTTTGCTGCATTTACTGCTGATTGAGCTAAATTTGCAGCTGCTCCTTTAATGCCATCAGCTATACCGCTTATTATATTTTTACCAATGCTACCCCAATCAATAGATTTAAAGTTTTTTATTATATTAGTTACTAATTGTTTAATAATTTCTAATGTACTGCCGCTCATTCCTGATAATCCTTTACCAAGAGTAGTGATAATATTTTTACCAACATCCAACAAGTTTAAGTGTGATATTGTAGTAAATATCGCTTGTACTATCTCCCCGGCATTAGCAATTATTGTAGGTATACTCTGTATAATTCCTTTCGCTAACATAATTATAAGTTGTACACCTGCAGCTAATATCTTAACAAGATTCTTGTCAAATGCTGCCCAAAATTCATTAATAAGCCTTGGAGCCATCTCAATAAATTGTGGTAGTGCATTAATTAACCCTTCGGCTATTGCTAGTACTAACTGAATTCCAGCATCAACGAGCAACCCTATATTGTTTACCAATGTTTCTACAAGTTTTAGTATCGCATCTACTGCTATAGGAATAAGCTCAGGCATTGCTTGCGTAAGCCCTTCTACCAATGCCATGATTACTTGTATAGCAACATCTAATATTAATGGAAGATTACCTAAAATGGCATCTACTACCGTCATCATCGCTTGAATACCTGCAGGGATCAGGCTAGGTAACATGGTAAGAATCGTTTCCAAGACCTGGCTGAACAGTTCACTCATAGTGCTTAAAAGTGTAGGCAATAACTCGCCAACTGCAGGGAGAATTGCAGCAAATGCCATAGGTAGTGCTGCAGTAAGATTTTCAATTATTGGTACTACATTCGTAACTACAGCCTGGAATGCATCGACGAGATTCTGAGTTAGGTTTGTCATATCTGCATTTGAATTTCCAAGCCCTGCCGTGAAAGAACCTAGAGCAGCTTGAAGTAAACCAAGAGAGCCACTTATAGTCTGTGTAGACTCTTTTGCAAAGTTTCCGGCATATTGCTCTGTATTCTCGAAAAACATCTTCATTGCGACTTCGGATTTTTCAGCTTGTGATGCAGATGCCCAAACAAAATCTAATCCTTTGCTTGCTGCATATGCTTGGATGCTCGTTGCATTCATTGAAACCCCAAGATTATCCATCATTGTAAAGTTACCTTTTGCAGCACCAGCTACAGAATCAAGGGCAACTTGCATATCAATACCCATAACAGAGGCCATATCAGCCGCTCTTTGCATAGCACCTTCTGTTAATTCAAGACTTTTTTGTTGTTCTATTCCTGAACCTTGAAATAATGCACCCATTTTATTAGCTGTAGCCAAATAATCACTTTGTGAAACTCCGAGATTTTTATAAGCATCTTCTCCTGTCTTTTGGATTGATGATGCATATTCACCAAAAACAGCCTCAGAACCTCCGAGATTTTGTTCTAATTCACCAAACTGCTTAACAACTTCTTGTCCCATCTTAACAGCGGCTGCTGCAGCTGCTATTGTAATTGTTCCTACTGCAATTCCAACCCCTTTAGCAAGTCCTCCAAATTTTTCAAACCTACCTCCAGTTTTCTCAGTCTCATTCCCTAAATCATCCATAGCTTTTACACTATTATCAAGTTCACGTTCCATATTATTTAATTCAGCATTAGCTTTGTTTACCGCTTGCTGCCAACCTTGAGTTGTGTTATCATTTTCTCCATATTTATCTGATGAAGCTTGCAGTCCTTTTGTAAGTTCTTCTAGCTTCTTTTTTTGCTCATCAATTTGTTTGTTAAGTACTTGATTTTTTGCAGTATAAGCCTCTTGAGATTTATCACCTTTATCAAACTGAGATGATACTGATTGCATCTCAGTACTTAGCGTTCTCATGTTAGTATTAATTTGTTTTATGGCATCTCTAAATTCTTTTTCGCCCTCAATACCTATTTTAGGACCAATATCATAAGCCATTGTCTCACCACCTTATAACCAATCTGGTGTATCTCTTGCTCTTCTATATTCTTTACCGTTTATAACTCTAACATTAGGATCATCTTCAGGAACAAATTGTATAAAAGCTAATAAGTTTGAAATATCCGTCTCATCTATTTCATATAAGGACCAATCAAGCTTTTTAACTATAGTCCTCTTTAAATTTAAAATTGTATTTTTGTATCCAACGGGAGAATCATCTTCCAGTTCTCCCGGACTTAGTTTTTTTTGATTTCTCCATTGATGTTATTGCAAATATCTGTAAATACTTTCATTAATTCTTCCTGCTCCACATTTTCATTTAATTCATCAAAAGAAAATTGATACTTAAAAACTCCTAATATCAAACTTTTTAAATCAGCGTAAAAACTTCTAACATCTTTGATATCTATACTTTCTGATTCTAATTTGTCAGCTCTTTCAGCTAAATCAAAAATATTATCTACCATCCCAGTTTTAAGGCTGCAAGTTGTAAAAGTTTTGGTTTTCTTTCCTTCATCATCTGTAAAATTTAAAAATACTGGTTTCAATTTCATTCCTCCCCTATATAAAAGAAAAGGCAGCTAAAAGCCGCCCTTTTTATGCAGTAGTGAATCCTACTACTTCATTTTCTATTTTCTGGCCATGAACATCTATTACATTAGTAATAATCAAGGTATAACTTGTTGCTGTAGTTAAATTTGCAGCTGGGGCTATAGTTATTATCTTTCCAGTAATATCTTTTGTGGTTGCAACTGCAACTGGTGTGAATGTATCATCAAACAGTGTTATCATTTGAGACATAATCTTATTATTAAATGTCAATACTATATCGCTATCAAGTGCCACTGCTGTTGCTTCATCAGCTGGCAAACTTTCTACTAAGCTAAGTGCTACAGGTGGAGTTGCAGTATCTGGAGTTTGAACTTGATTAAACCAGGTCGAAGGATCAAACTGATCATCTACAGTATCAGCATATATTTTCTTCATACCTTTCATTTCTCCAGCGATTAACCATTGTTTAGCTGTCACAACTGCTGAAAATGTTAATTGATAGGTTTTAATATCAACTGTCTCTGTCTTAGTTGCAGCTTCTTCTGTTCCACCTGAGAATTTTCCTTTAAGATATTGATAGTATCTATATCCGTTTTTCCCTCTGTTATATCTAAAACTTAAAGCAACATCTGGAGGATTAGGATCACCTGTATCTAATACTCTTCCACTTGCTTCATCATAGTGTTTACCAAGATATTTGGCAGCCTTTCTAGCTGGTACTCCTGAAACTGTCATAGTAACAGTAGTAGCACCCTCTGAAATATAGTTGTTAGCTGATACATTGTCATAATAAGTCGGTTGAATATCAGTCTCTGTATCATTAACTATTTCAGCTGTTGGTGCGAAATACTCTGGTGTCTCTGCTGAATATTCCGTTTCTGAATCTATTAGTATAAGAGCTGTGTGTAACTTATCAACTCCTACAAATTCATCATATTGCTTATCCATCTAATTACCTCCCCTATCCCATTAATTTCTTATATTCCTCATCAATAATTCTATCCATTTCTGCTTGAGCTTTTTTCTTAGTTGCATTTACAGCTGGTCTTACAAATGGTTTCTTTTTTTTAGTGCTAGATCCACTTTCAATAACTCTAGCTTTTAATTGATTAGCTACTCCATTACTGTCATAGTCATCAAAGCCAATTTTAACATTCCAATTTCCTAAGTTATCTCTTGTTATAGGAGTAACACCAAAAGAGTCAACTAGTTCTCCAGTTGCCTCATCTGATAGAACACCCTGTAAATTACTTTTTATTTGGTCAGCTACTATTTCAGCAGCTGCAAATATTGCTTTTTTTGCAACTTCTTCTGATTCAGCTGCCATCTTAGATAATCTAATTGCATAATCATCAGTTGCCTTAAAAGCAAATTTAGCCATCGTTAATCACCTCAAAAATCCACTCATAATGGATATATCTTGTTTCTTCCTCGTATTGTATTGAGGATAATTTATAAGCTATTTCAGCTTGCGTTAATTTCTCCTGGATTAAATCAACATTTGTGTCAAATTCTGTCTTTGTAAAGTAATCAATAGTTCCTTGTATTACTTGATTTGTCTTTTTATTGTCCCCATGCCCTGAACTTGCTTCTGTGTCCTCTGCCCATACAATGTATTTATCAGGCTTTTTATGTGCAAAATAATGAAATGTATCAGGAGTTACTGTTAATAATAATGCTTTAATTTCACTCAAGTTCATAATCTGCATCAACCCTTTCTAATGATAAATCCATCATTGGTGGAGATGTTTCAGATGGATGTTGTTTCTGAACTATCTTATATTGTTTTCCATCATTAGGAATTGCAATGTCTTGTGCTGATACAAAGCTCAATCTAGGAACTCTAATCATAAGCTCAATCTTCTCCTGGTCTTGTAGAGCTAACCTATATCTAGTAACTCCTACAGTTCTCTCGTCATATCTTAGAGTAGCTTTAATCGTTAACCCATCTTTAGGCATATCTCCTGGTAATGCAATGTTTTTCACCTCGTAAATTTTAACTATCCCATCTTTAAGTGGTTGGGTTGTCGATTTCATACTGTTCAACCTCCTTATCCATCTGCAAGGATAGTATTTCATGTAGATAATTTATTTTAAATTGATCCAGTGCATTTGACCTTACATACCTACAATAATCTAATAATAATTCTCTCGGTTTATCTTCTTCTGTGTAATCTTGTTCTACTCCTGCTATCCTATCAATATACTTAATACCTCTTGTTATAATCCCTGTAAGTTTAGAGTCAGTATCTGTATCAGTCCAAGTAATATCAAGATAGTTTTTAACATCTGCTAACAATCCTTCTGTTAAAGTCATTTAATCACCTACTTCTTAGTAGATTTCTTTTTAGTATCTTTCTTTACTTCTTTTTTTATTTCCTCAACAAAAACACCTCGAGGCCCCTCGGTTAATTCGAGGAACCTCTCTTTTGATACTTCTAATTCACTACCAGATTCAATAGCTTTTAAGGTATATCTATCTGTAAAAGCTTCTATAACTTTAACCTTCATAACCTTATACCGTTGCAGTTACTATTACTGTATAAGTTTCAGTTTCTGTTCCACTAGTTACATTGATAGTCACAGTATTTGCTCCATTCACCCATGTAGCAGCTGCACCATTAACAACTGGAGTTTCACCGTTTAATATTTCTATTGTTGCTTCTCCATCTAATGCTAATGCGTTAACAGCATTAGTCGCATCAGTACTTGTAGCAGTGTAACTAAAAGTAGATTTATTAAATGCTGGAGATAATGTTAATGCTCCTACACTTAAACTTGCTAATCTTGCATCATATGATGGATACATTGGGATAGGATCTCCGTCAGTATTAGCTATAAATACTTTTTGGTTAGTTGGTTTTAAGTTTGTGATATCTAACAATGTAAATGCATTATTGTCTTTTGGCTGACCATGTCCGTAGAATTTAGTCAAGTAAACTCTCTCATCTTCAAGGAATCTGTATTCATCAGAGAATTCAATCTTGCCTGATTTACCTGTTCCAGCTGCCATCATATATCTTTTGCCAAGGCCCATTATTGCTTCATTCACAGCAATTTGTGTTGACTGAATTACAGTTGTTGGGAATGGGAACACATCTTTGCTATATGTTCCGTCTGCTCCTCGCACTGTTGTTGCTGGCATTACTTTAGTTAAGTAATCTTTAGGATTTACAACTAAAATAACATTTTGTACTATTCTAGCATTTCCATTTTCAGTTTCTGCCAAATCTCCAAGTATCGCTCCATATGTTACTGGATCAAATGAATTAAAAACTACTTTTGCTTTATCTGGATATCCAGTTGAAGGATCTACAGAACCTGCCATATTTTTTCTCATACCAATTGGCTCACTTAAGTTAGCAGTTTGTCCTTTACCATTTAGTATTCCAGCTTCTAATCCTAGATATAAAGCTTCAGATAATACAGTTCGAACATATCTATCTAACCAAGCTGGTCCTAAGTCTAACATAGCTTTACAAACTGGTAAAAATGCTGATAGCTTGTTTTGTGTTAAATCGATTTTCTTAAATCCGGATGTTAACTCTTTTACTATCTCAGCACATAATGGCGACCAAGTAGCAAGTTGATTTTCATTTTTATTTAACAACCATTCTGTAACAGCTCCTGCATTTTGGAAATCAATTGCATCTAGTAATGGATGAGTAGTCACTAAATCACTAAACACATCTTCAATTACAGTTTTAGGCATTACTACATCTAAATCGGTAAGAGCTTGCTTAGGATTAGATGATTTCATAGCACCTATAACTTTTTGGTAATAGTCTTTTTCCTCTGATGTAAGTTGTCTTGTTCCTCTTGCAGATAGAATATTGGTATCAACTGATTCCACTATTCCTCTTGCCTCTGTGAGTAATGTTTCTTGAACATTCTCCGTAAATTCACCAAATGCTAAAGCAAATTCCTCTTCTTTACCTTCTTTCATTGCTACATTCATTCTTGCTACTATCTCTGCCTTTTGTTGTAATAATAAATCTTTATTCTTCATTTACCTTACCCCCTATATTTTTGTATTTTTTACTAGTGCTGCCATCAAATTTAATACCTTGTTTTCTTTTTGCTCTGGTTCTTCTGGTTCAGTTGGTTGTTCTGGTTCTGTCGGTTCAACTGCGATAGCTTTTGTCATTTCTCTTATTTGAGCTGCTATTGCTTTGTTTATAGTTAATTTCTGTTCTAATGTTTGATTAACATTTTTAAGCATTTCATTAGCTTTACTCAAATCAACTTCCTCGGAACCTATAGAGTCGCATAATCCATAATCTAAACATTGTTGTGCTGTTAACCAAGTTTCATTTTCTAACAGCTCCATCAACTTCTCCTCTGTCATTTTACCGTTTGACTTCTCCATGTAGGCTTGTCTGTTACCTTCCATGATTGTGTCTAGATCATCAGCTGCTTTTCTTAATTCTTTTGAATTACCCAAAACAATATTCCAAGCGTTATGAATCATCATCATAGTATTTTTGGGCATTATAATTTTATCTCCTGCCATTGCAATAATTGATGCTACACTACAAGCAAACCCATCTACATATACAATTTTCTCAGCTGAGTGTCTTTTAAGTTGACTATAAATTGCGGTCCCTTCAAATACACTACCTCCATACGAGTTGATGTAGATATTAATCTTAGTTGCCTGTGGATATTTTGCTAGTTCATTTCTAAAATGATTAGCCGATGTTTCGCTTTCAACTTCTACATCGTTCCACCAATCATAATAATCACCTTCCACATCTCCATAAATATACATATCCAGTGCATTTGATTCTGTAGCTTGCTTTAACTCCCACGTTTGTTTCTTCACTGTCTCACCTCCAATTATTTTAGTGTAAGTGGTCATTTTTTCACTCACCATCACCACCTTCAAGTGCGGTCATTAACTCCTCCACTGTTGCATAGTTTTTAGTCATATAATGTTGATTTGCAAATTCTTCTTTAATAGGTTCTTCTCCTACAAGTTCTCTAATATCGTTAACTGTAAAAGTTCCAGAAGAAATTAACTTGTCAATTGATGTTGATACGCTTAATAGGTCTATATGTTTTATTGTCTTTGTATCTATCTTTAAAAATGTTCCTTTTGTGTATCCTAAATAGCCTGACCGTTTCCTGTTAATTTCTTCTTGCATCATATCTGCAAGAGGATCTATACAAAATGTTAGTAAATTATCAACTGCATCTTTACTTCCTGACACTTCTCCTTTTAACAAAATAGGAGGTGTTCCTATTGCTCTACCAGTGAAATCATATATATCATCCACCATAGCTTTTATATCTCTTGTCCCTTCATTGCTGTAGGTCTTAGAACCTATATCAGTATATGAGTAACCATCAAAAAGTGGTAAAACTGCATTATTAGCCTCAAAGAATTTCTTAAATCTTTGATTCATAAGCTTTTCAAACACTTCATTAAAGTTTTTATTTCCTTGAGCTACTGCACTTACATCTAATATTCCTTTACTGCCTCTAGATTTTTCATAGCTCTTTTGAGCATATGCAATCAATTTCCCATAACTTTCATGCATCCCATTTATAAGCTTTCTAACATCATTGTTATTTAGTTTGAAGTAGAGTACCTCACCCATATTAAAGGTTTTATTAAACTCAAATCCATTTACTATAACACTTGTAAACTGATTTTCAAACATTGCATATTCTTTTTTATAAAAATTATCAGCAATCAATAGTTGCCCATTAGATTCTATTACCAGGCATTCATTGTTTTCATATAACTTTGTAATAAGCTTTGTTAAGAATTGACTTGAATTCTGATTTTTATTAGGTTCTATATTCCATGTGTAGTATTCTTGTTTTTTTACCTCCTCATTTTCAAAGTAGGTTTTAAACTCACATTTACTTATTGATTTAGCTATTAAGTTTATAGCTGAATAAAAAGCTAAATTTCTTATAACTAATTCTGCTTGAATATTAAAAAACTCTTCTACTTCAATCTCTGTTGGTTCTGGATCACCTGCTAATCTATTTATAATCCAAGTTTTTAACCCCACATCTTCTCACCTCCTTAATAAGTGTAGACTTCTACATCTGGTGTTTCTAAGTTGTTACCATCTCCTAGAATATCTTCTAGTATCATTGAATGGACTAGTGCCATAAAAGGATCTGTTTTTCTACTCTTACCTTCAATCTTTCCATAATAATGGTTACCTGTATCAGTTCCTTGTTTCTTCCCTGCTTTAATAAGCTTTGTGTTATTAGTTGCCCACCTAAGAAGTGGGTTATCCCCCCAAATAAAATATTGATTCGCAAAACACGAATCAATGACGGGTACTATTTTCATAATGTCAGATGGTCTGACTAAATATAGGTTTTTAAAGTCTTTGTGGAAACCTATTCTCTTTAATGATTCAGCCAATAGTGCATACCTATAATTATCTAATGCAATCTTAGTGATGTTGTACTTTTGAGCCATCTCTTCGATGTAATCAGTTATCAAATCTGGATTTATTTCTACATCATCAACTAACGTCAGTAGACCTTCATCGGCCCATTGCTTCCATGGTATTTTTAACTTTGATAAATCTGAGGATTGTAAGCATAACCAACTATGAGAAATATCAAACCTATTGTCTCCATTTCTAAAGTGGAAGTTAACAGAAGCTAAGTCCGTAACTTTTGTATAGTCAATCCCAACTGTTGCTGTATATGCGGATAAATCTGGTAAAGGTTTGTTTGATGCTATTATGTTTTCCCATTCTGTAACTTGCAAATCCTTATTCCCTTTAGGATAGTTCATCCTTTTAGTATAAAATTCCTCTTCCATTGCTGGTTGGTATCTCATTTCTATAAATGCTTTATCCATTTCTGCTTTTAATGAGGATAAATATTTAAGTGAAGGATTTGCTTTGTGCCAATTCTTAGGATCTAACGCATCCTCTTCTTTTGTGATTCTATATATTAAAGGTAACCAGGGTAAATCTTTTATGGTCCCATTTAAAATATCTTTAGAAATTGCTAGCATATCATCTAGTACACCTTCTCTTACATTACCGTTTGTTGTAATATAAAAAGCTCTGGAATGTTTTCTTTTTCCAAAGCCTGAGGTAAATACTTTTATATTGTCATAGCTTTCATATGCATGCGCTTCATCAAATATTAAGCAGCCAGTTCTCTTACTGTCTTTCGTCTTAGAGTTCGATGTGTTAAATTTAATATATGATTTTGTTTTGAGATTAGTAATTATCTCCTTTGATTTGTAAAAAAACTTTTTTAACTTTGACCATTTTTCTTCTAGCATTTCATATATATCATTGAATGATGTTTTAGCTTGATCCTCTGCATTGGCAACTATATCTATATTATATCCTTTTATCCCATGATAGTGAGTTGTTAAGTACCAAGCAATAGGAGATATAAAACCATTTTTACCATTTCCCCTGCCCATCATTATAAAAATTGTACTAAATACTACTGTATCTGTTGATTCATAAAAGCAATGAATGCATGATGTAACGAATAATTCCCAGTCAAACATTTTGATTTCAAAATACTTCTCCATCAATTCTACAGCTTTGTATATTTTATTAGAATCTATAAAAACATCTGGATTATTTAGCTTATATTCTAGATAATCCATAGCTAATAGTATCTCTTTGTCTACTAAAATCGAACCATTTCTGCAATCATCTATATAATTATCAATGTATGGATGGTAATCTTTTTGCCTACATTTCGTCATCATCCTCATCATCACCTTCAAATGATGTAGCTTTCAGCCCCAGTTCATTTAGTATTTTTAGCATCTGAGCATTGGTCTTATTAAACTCTGAAATCGAATCATTCCTCTTATAACCTTTTTGCCCTCCACCATTGTTATATTCTATACTTACTCCTCTTGTCTTTATATCATTTATTAGCTTATTTTTTATATCATACATTGCCATGTAATCATCTATGAGGTTTAAGTAGTGACCACCATAAACTCCATTTCTTTCCAGCTGATCTAATAAATCATTTTTGATTATTGTTTTTTTTATTTTGGCCATACCCACCCCTCCCCTTATGTGAATTCTTAAAAAATATCTTCTTTCGACCACCCACCCGAGAGAGAAGGCTCTGCCTTAATTCCAACTTTTTTTCGACCGGGGGTATCAATTTAAAATATTTTTTAATAAATTACCATCGCTCTTCATTTAATAATTTTGTATCCTTCCTTAGTCTTTTTGGATGGCATACTGTTTCGTGACACTCTTTACATACTGGTAATAGATTTACATATTCTTTTCCTTTAAATATATATGTTCTAGTAAGCGCTAACCTTGGATGTTTCCTTACGAATTGATTATGATGTACGTGATTAGCTTTAGTATATTTACCATTAGCTTTACATATCTGACACTCATGTTTGTAATCAATCAATATTATTTTTCTAAGCCTTCTCCATTCCTTGCATTCATAGAACTTATAGACTTCATCTCTGTCAATCAATCCTTGAATCCATATTGCTAATTCATCTTGATTGTTTAAATCCATTTAATCACTCCATGCAAAAGAGACACCCATAATGGATGTCTCTAATAATTATCCTAATACGTATTTAGCTAATACAGATTGTATCTCGTAGATGTTTAAGCTCTTGTTGAATTGTTTCTGTATAGGTCCTGATGTACCAGACACCCATATCTTTAGCTCAGCATCTAAATCGAAGTTGCCTGCTGTTTCAATACTGAAATGAGCTATCTTGCTATAAGGTATTGAATGATACTCTGTTTTCTTTCCAGTAACCCCTTGCTTATCTACAAGGATTAATCTCTTGCCAGTGAATATGAAAACATCTCTCACTAACTTATAAGCCTTTTCAATCTTCTCCCCTTGAGCTAACAGGTTAGAAAACTCCTTTTCAATACTATCCACACTTACCTCAGCTGCATTACCTAAAACTCCATCTAAAAATCCCATTTTACCGCCTCCTTACCAATATTATAACGATATGGTAAAGAAGTTACAACCCATTTATCTATTTTTTTAAATCTCTATTTCTAGCCATTTAGTTAACCTTCTTCACCGGCCGGATAACTTTATATCAACCTACTATAAGTTTGTTCCATACACTCTTTTAAATTATCATACACACCTATCTTTTTAATTCTCCTACATCCTAAGTTGCACCTAATAACTCTCTTTAATATATCAGCTCTTCTTAATCCATCCTCTTCTATTGTGAATACCATCCCACATTCTAAACACTGATACGCTATGTATTTTTCACCATTCACAATCTCACTCCCTTAACTGGTTCGTTAAAGTACCTATCTTTATACTGCTTTCTATCTGTTGTCAACCTCTCATAGCTTTCTTTTAGATAAGGATTATCAGGTACAATCTTCTCCCTGATAAATATTAATATACAGTGACACCCATATTCGCTTTTAAAATGTGCATGATTACCTGTTCTTTTATTAACAACTATCCATCCTCTTCTAATCTTCTTAGTCAGATATATGTCAGTCACCCCATTTGGATAATATAATGACCAGACTCTATAGTGAGTCTGGTCATTTAAAAAGGAGGATGTTTCCAATCCTGTGCTTGTATACATTTCTACTTAATACCATTTTAACATATATAATTCAGCATATTCGGCGAAACTATAACCTTTATAAGCAATTACTTATCGTAATCGACTTCTTTAGCCATTCTTTTAAACTTCTGTCTAGTATTGGTCCAGGTTCTATTTTTATATAGCCATCTAACACAATTAATGTAATATTTAAACATTTTTATCATTCTAGCCCCTCCAAATATTTATCATGTATATCCCGCCTTGGATAACTTTCATGACATTTTCCAATCTTCATAGCAATGGCTTGCCAATTTAATTCATCAATGTATCTATACTGAAATACCCTTCTAGTTAGAGAATCAGGAATTTCACTTATAAATTCCTCAATATGTACTTTTAAATCCTCACAACTAGCTTTTCTATCAGATAATACTTTGTTTAATTTAATAATCCTTTCTTCTTTTCTATCTATATCTTCAAAATTGTATCCTTCAATGTTGAAGTTTTGAGGTTGATAAGGAAAATTAGAGTTAGATCCCTTTACATTATCATGTACAACTTTAATCTTTTTATTCTTTATTTTATCAATTCTAGTTTCAAGTTCTTTGATTTCATTTTTAATATTATTATGTTGTTTAAGAATATCCTTCAAAGAATCACTCCTCCTCTTCATCATCACCATACATCAGCCAGCTTATGCAGTCCTCCCGAGTGTCAAACTCCTCCACCCATGCATCACCCGCTCTATTGTCTACACCTATAAACAGCCTTCCTTCATTAGCATAAAATACACCCCGAGGAATTCTAGCTTTAATTATCTTAATTACCTCTTTGGTAGTTATTTCTTTTACCTCAGCTCCATATTTCACTTCATCCTCAGACTTGATTATATGATTATCAACTTTCTTTTTCATATAACCAACTCCTTAGATATCTCCTTAGTTATAAAATCAACCTTTAAAAAGCTTTCCCTTATTCCCCTATGATCTTCAAGGACAATAAAATTGTCAGTCTCTCCTATAAGCCTACCCGTAAAGAACCCTTTTGACTTAGAAGTTACAGATTTGGTTATTTTGTATGTTCCCTCTTGGAAAGTTCGTTTATTAACTTCTCCTCTTATTATTGCATTAGGATATAAGCTTTTTATATTCGGTTTTTCAGGCTTCTCCTCAACTATCCCAAAATATTCAGGTGGAACCTTAAGCACCTTGGCCATGCTTTTATATTCATTAACGCTAGGTTCAAGTTCCATTTTTTCAAAAGCCTTTATCTTATGCTCTGATACTTGAGATAGTATTGATAAATAACTTTGACTAATTCCTCTATCTCCTCTTAATTCTCTAAGTTTAGTTCTATTATCTGTTTTTTTATTGCTATTTTCAAAACATTCCTTGCACATTCTTCTCCTATGGACAGCTCCATCACGTTGAGTTCTAAATATTTCAAATTCATCTATATTTTTTACTTGATCGCAATCATAACACTTTTTAGTCTCCACCTTTAAACCACTCCTCCCAGCATTAGCAAACTTCCACTTTCGTATAAATAATACTTTGTATCTGTCATGGTCCTTTTATACTCTTTTTCACCTTCAAAATTATCAATAACCGCTTTTTCTTCTTTAGTCATATCTTTATAATCTTTTCTCCCATAACTTGGAGGTAGTGATCCTTCTTTTCTGCTGCCAAATATATTAAGCTTCTTGATTAACTCTTTATCCTTCCAGATAATGTGACCAGTGCCCTTTCTAAAGAAATCAATATAGAAATACTTAAACTCTACCTTTTTAAATTGATTATTTTCTCTAGCCTTAGCTAAAATATCTCTTATATCATCAGAAGAGTCAGTCTTACCTCCATCTAGATAATTTAAAGACTTCTCAATGTCCCTTATTCGACCTTCTACTCCAAACTCAGGATAAAACTCTCCATTATAGCCATCAAAACCCTTTAAATAAGGCAATATAACTTTTTTATCATTAATCTTATAGCATTTGTTTGTTTTCCATCCATCAAATAAATGTACATTGCTTGAATACTCCTCCTGAGAGTATCTTCTAGTAAAATCTTTAAATAATTGATATATGGTATCTTCTACACTAATAACTAGGTTAGCTTCTAACTCTTTAATGACTTGCTGAATATTAAACCTAGTGAAATCAAACTGTTTGAGATCATCTAGTTTATCGTGGAATTCACTTATTAAATTAGTAGTCAATATCTGCCTAAACTTATCCATATCTATAAGTCCCTGCCAATACTTAAACCTCACTTGTTCAATGTAATCATTAACAACTGAAAGCCCACTGTTTTTATTATTCTTAACAGTTAATTCTAATATAGGATTTGAATAGCTGTCCTCTTTTAGATTATCAACTATAATCTTACCTAAGCTGTTATAGTTATAAATTAGGTTAAGGCCTACTTCAACCTCAAAGTTATATCTTTGTATAGCATTTTCCATAGGATCCTTAGATATTAGGCTGTTATTTTGTTCAGATTGTCTTATTTTAGTTTCATTCTTAAGAGAGTCTAATATTAAGTTATCTACATAATTTTTAGGTACTTTTACATACACTAGCGCTATCTCTACATCTGTTTTTCTTTCAGCATCACTGAAGCTATTCTCCATAAACTCTATCTTTGCTTCATACTCCTCCAAAAGCCTTAATAATTTGTTTCTGTCATTAGAATATGGGTTCTTTATAGTTTCTGCATTTAATATGCAGACTATTTCTCCTCCTCTTCTTTGTATATCTAAAGCTTTTAGTAAATGCTTATCTCCATTTTCAAAAGGTGGGTTCATTATAATCAGATCATATCTTTTAAATGTGTTAAAAGTGAGAAAATCATCATGTATTAAATTAAATCCCTTACCCTTTAGAGTTGCTTGGAGTTCCTTGTTATACTCTATAGTGTCAACGATAGGCTTATAACCCCTAGTATTTTCAGTTCTAATTCGAACTAGGTCAACTATATCCCCTTTACCAGCCGATGGTTCTAGGATGTATCTACATTGGTCTAAGCTTATTTTGCCTAGCATTTTATATATTAATGCCCTTGGTGTTGGATAAAAGTTGCTACTAAACAATATCTATCACTCCTTATCGATTCCTTTTTCTTCTCCTTAATTCTTCTTTTAGTTGCGTTGTACTATAATTAGATAAGGGATTAATCTCCCTCTCCCTATCCAGTTCAATTTCTCTGTTTCTTTTTTCTAGTAGTTTGTTCATTTCTTCTATGTGTTCTTTAGGATCTCTCACCTTGTCAACTCCTTACATCTTCTATAAAATATATGGAACATCAAGCTACCATTGTTCATTTTTACAGTGTCTAAAAATTTATAATCTTCTACCTCAAAAGTAATTGAATGCCCTGTACCACTTATTAGAAACTCATACTTTGTAGGTTCAATGTCGGAATCTGCTATTGCATAACTGACAATTGCTCCATTTTGTTCCTTAACACTTAAAATAGTTTTACTCGGAATCTCAATAACTTGTCTCTCTACAAGATCTATTTCATACTTGAAAATACGTTTCACTCTTATAAGCCCCTTTCTCATTACATAGTTTACTTGTAATGTGCATCTAATCAATAAATTCAAAGTTATTTTTTAATGTTATTTTGTCTATTTCTATCCAACCTAAATCATCCGATTCCAGCCTTATTTCCCCACCTATAAATCTATGGTCTTTATCTTCTGGGATGTTCCAAATCGAACCTTCTGGAATATCAAAGTATTCATTTTCTGTTGAAGAACCATCATCATCAACCATTTCTACCCAAAATCCTTTAGTGCATTTATACATCCTCACTCACCCCTCTTTCTGTTACACATAAAAAACATGAGTTGCAACTAATTTAATTTTACCCACTCACTTTCTGGTGCATAAAATTGTCTGCCATCTAAAGTATTTACTAAAATAGTATAATAATTTGTTCCAGTTACTCTGTATCTTCTATTAAAAGTCCCTATAACTCCTGATTTATGCTTATATAATCCCATCCTCTTCTCTCCAATCTAGTTTTAACTGCTTCTCTCCTATTTCAACTTCTCCATAAAATATCTTTCTAAATATACTTTCAAATATCGTTACTGGTATTGAATTACCCGCTTGTTTATACAATGCACCGTTTAAACAATTTTCTCTCCCTGGATGAACTCTTAAGGCATTGTAGAAATCTTCATCCGAATAGCCTTGTAGCCTCCAACACTCTAATTCTGTTAAATATCTATATCTTCCATCTCCTAAATCTATAACTCCACTGTTCGGACTTCTCATTTGCTTAGTTGTTATAGTTTTGCAATGGTCATCTATTACTTCTACTCTTCCATTGAAAGATGAATTCCCAATACTATTTATAACTTTTAACATACTAGGCTGAGTAACTATATACTTTTCTTCCTGAATATCTTCAAGCAATTCTCTTATATGAGGCGCCTCTGTTTTAATTAAATCTTCAAAATCAAAATAAGTCCCATCTAAAAAAGATATAGTGAACACTCGTTCTCTTTTTTGAGGTAGTCCAAAGTCTATTGCATTAAGTACCTCGAAAGAATTCGTGTAACCCATACTACTCATTTTCTTTAAATATTTATTAAAGTTATGGATCATATGCTTACTCAATACATTTTTTACATTCTCCCATATAACAATTCGAGGTTTCCATACACCCATCTGTTCTATAATGCGCAATGTTTCCCACATAAGGCTTGACCTTGTACCACTATTCTTGTCAGCACCCTTTTGTTTGCCTGCTATGCTGAAATCTTGACAAGGTGAGCCATGTATTAATATATCCGGCTTTAAATTCCAACCCACTACTGATTGAGTTTTATGGCTTAAGTCCTTTTCAAACATTGCATTGTATGACCTGACCGCCTTTTCATCTATTTCAACATAATCTATTGATTTTACCGGAAGTCCTATGTTCCTTAGAGCTATCCTAGGAGAGCCAACTCCACCAAACAGCTCTAATATCTGTATCAATTCCTCATCCCCTTAAAATGGAATATCATCGTTATCAGTTGGATGGAATCCATATTGAGCAAATACATCATCATCGGAATTATCTTGATTGCTTTGTTTAGCCTCTCCATTTGACTTAGTATTCTTATCGCCCCACTCTAAAAACTCCACATTAGAAGCAACTACCTCTGTTGTATACCTCTTAGTGCCATCATCAGCCATATAGCTGCCAGTTTGAATTCTGCCTTGTACTGCTGTTAATCTGCCTTTAACTAGATAGTTGGCCACGTTCTCACCCATCTTGCCCCAAACTACGATTCTAATGAAGTCAGCTGTAGGCTGATTCTTACTCTCCATATCTTGCTTTTTATCCTTTGACAGCTGCTTATCTACTGCAAGAGTAAAAGTTGCTACAGCTTTACCTGAATTTGGTATATATCTTAGTTCTGGATCCTTAGTTAATCTACCTATTAGTACAACATTATTCATTTGCAATCTCCTCCTATGTTTTTATTAAGATATAATATCTATATACTCTTCTTGTTCTTTTAAGTTTTCTTTTAAATATTCTTTTATTCGTTTCATAGCTTCATTTTTCCAAGCTCCTCCATCTGCTTCATAAAGAGCAGCTTTAGGACCTTCTTGCATCCTAAATACAAATTTGCTTCCTACTTGATCTATTTCTGGGAATGATCTATATGGAGCTAAGTTAACTGGGTTTGGTACCTCTGCTTCTCCCACGCTAGCAATACCTGTTTTTATAGTGACCTTTTGGCTAATCCCATTATCTCCAGTTTCTTTTACTGCTTCATCTCTAATTAAGCCAGTAAACTTTAAAACAAGCGCTTTATCTCCTTTGTCCGCAAAACTAGCCTGTAGCATAATGTTAAATTGCTCTGTATCAATAAAAGAGTCATATCTAATGTTGTTAGGTAAAATAGCTGAAGCTCTCAATATTTCTTGTCTATCTCTTTCAGAATCAAGAGGAGTCAAAACCCTTACCTCACATGGACTAACTACTTGTATTAAGAGTCTACTTTCCCACTCATCTATATTAGCTTTTAGAAATTCTATAACACTTGTTAAATTGCTCACTTGCAGCGTTTCAACCTTGGGTAATTTTATTCTAACTAGATTAATCTTTGAAAATAGACCAAAATCTGTATCAACTAAAACATCCTCGTCATAACCTAACCTTACTAAATACTCTAAAGCTTCCTTGTTTAACATTTATATCTCCTCCTAAATTATATTATTTAACTAGTTTAATCCCTTTCATATCCACTTCATGGTTTGAAGGTTCAATTATCTCTCCAGTTTCTTCATTCACCCTAATGTAAGTTTGACCTTTGACCTGTTTGCCATATTCGCTAGCAATTATTCCGCCTTTTCCATCCCTATCAATTATTATCTTAGTTGCTACTCCCATTGATTGCGCTAATTTTGTCTTAGTCTCTATAACAACTACACTTAACTCCCTATCCTCATCCGTTATAAAAGTTAACTCAACGCTCAACTTTCTTTTTGTTTTATGTGGAGTATTAGGATCAGCAATATTTTCTAGTACTTCTTTAAAAGCAATATTAAACTTTTCTTGCAAAGCTCCTCCAGCAAAGCTATCTAGATTAATCATATTCCCCATTTACAATCTCCTCCTTGTTTTCTTCTCCTCCTAGATACTTAATTGCATCCAGGTAATCAAGTATTATTCCATTTTTAGACTTAACCTCTGCCATTATGCTTTTTGGTATATAGTTATATCCCTTTTTACCTTTGTTTTCTTTCCACCTATCCCAATATTCAAGGACCTTTATTCCAGATGCATAGTATCTTTTGTTTTCACTCTCCATATAGCAGAGAATAAAGCTTACTTCTCCTACTTCAAGTGCAAATTCTATATATTCTATTTGATGATCAGCAATAATTGATAATGGAAGTCCTCTTTTATCCTTAGTTTCCTTACAATCAAAAGATATAGATATACCAGGTTTGACAGTCCCTCTAAAATCTAGTGTGCTTTTGCCCTCTGGATAAGCAGAGACTATCCTTTTACCATCTCTGACCACTACCCATGGAGTGCTTATCTTTTGAATAAGAGCCTCTCCTCTTCTAAAGTATTGATAGTTGGCCATCTTAATTTCCTCTTCAAAACCTCTGCCCTTGTTGCCCATCATTCTGTTTCTAGTCATATCCTAACTCCTTTTTTAATGTCTTTAAGCTCCTCCTTTGCAATTTCTAGAACTTCTTTAAAACTTAGAGTTGGATTATCCTTCTTAAGTCTTGCAGCTTCCTCTGCTATCATTCTTACTTTTCTCTCATCCATCTTTTACTCCTCCTTGACCTTTTCTTTTTCTAGATCTAATAACTCAATCTCTTCATCAGCGTGCTTTTTCTCCTCCATCATTTTCTTATAGCAATCTGGACCATAACCTTTTTCTCTACTAATTTCAGACTTCAACCTTCTCCCACATCTCCTGCAAGCTAAACTCCTCACTTTTTCCCACCCCCTTCTTTTAATCTGTTCGACTCTTGTTCGTTTGTTTCTTTATTCCTTCTTTCGCATCTTTAGATATATAGACCAGCCTGTTAAATCGTTGTATTCTGGTGTAGCTTCTGTTAACCAATAGCCAGGGTATTGTTTTTCCCAGTAACTTCTCCCTTCTGGATACTTGGCTAACTTCTCCACTTGTCTCTTACTATACTTATGATCGTTCTGTCTCATTTCAGGCCTATCTAAATTCTTTGATGAGGACCATCTCTTTTTACCTTTAGGGTTTTTCATTAGATACCTAGATATAGCCTCTAGTCCATATTCATCAGGCTGTAATCTATCAGCATTTACAAAACCTATACTCTTTCTGTGCTTTTGTCCCTTTTTCTTTCTTCTAGACCATAGAGCTTCAACTGTATCTCTATCTAATCCAGCATTCATCATTATGTGATGATGTATTCTAATAGGTTTCTCTCCTTCTCCTTCTGTTTGATATTCTGTTACCAGGAGATACTTTAAAGGATCTAGTCCCTCTTTTTTTCTTTTATAGTCAACTCTTCTTAAGTAATTTCTAACTTCTCTTTCAGCATCTTCGATTGTCTCTGGAAGTTCCTCATCTGAATATGTAGGATGAACTTGTAAATCACCCTTACCAAAATTCGTATTAGCTAGTTGTATAAAATACCTTCTAGCATTTTTATCATTCAAGTTTTTCTGCTTTGGTGGAGATAGTTTTGTCTTTTTATGTCTCTTTCCTTTTTCAACTATTTCAGTTCTAGCTCTAGGTATAATATCTACTTCTAAATAATCTCCACAATAGATCTTTTTCTCTCTGATATATTTCACGGCCTATTCTCCTTTGATTCTCTTTTTTTATGTTTAGGTCGTAAAGGTATTATCATTTGATTTTTTTACTTTAGTTTGTTATATCGTTCAAACAATAATACCTATTACAAGCTCGTAAAGGCGCCTATTCTAGCGTATTTTAGTTTGACTTTTAACCGCTTAAAAGATATAATATAGATGTATATATTTATTGATTTAGACGGCCTAAGTCAGTATAAAAAATTTGAAATCCTTGTAGCGTTCTCCCGCTTGCAAGGATTTTTTCTTTGTCCTTGTCTTTCATTCGTTTTTAACCTTCTTATAATATAAACAATGGTCCTCTTCTCTATACTTACATTCACCATAACAGTGACTCATACAAATAGGAGTGCTAAACCTTGGACAATGTACAAGATGTTTCACCCCTATTGTCGGTTTCTGACAGATTCGGCATGTCTCTATATTTTTTTTAAAATTTTCTTTAATATTTTCCATAATTTGGATTAACTCCTAACTCTTTAAACATAAGTCTTTCTTTTTCAAGATCTTCTTTATGCAGCTTCTCACTTTTATAAAAGCTGCATCCATTACATGACTTTTTAATTAAAGCAGTGCAAACTCCTCTTTCTTTATCAGCAAAACACTTCTCTGTCATATTCATCCTCCTAAATTAAGCTTTTAGTCCCTGCATATAAAATGTTTTTCCAAATATATTCTTTTAAGGTCCTGCCTGATATTAGATGCTTTATACTTTTTATCATTGGATCACCTCATGACATACTCCATATTGCATATCGGTTTGCATAAAGTCTTTCTCTGTATAATGAAATGCATAGCTTAATATTCCTTCATGTTTCCAAGCCTTAGCCCCATATCTTTTTATAAATTTCTCTTGAGCTTCTACAACTAGATCAGCTTTTATTTTTATATATCCTCCACCAAATACTTGGCCCCTACTCCCAAAAGTAAAATATATATAATTCGGCTCCATCTATTTCTCCTCCTCATAAGTTTCAATAACATTAAGTATCCCCTCTTGGAGTTTCTCCACAATCTCCTCTGCCATATAATCCACTTCGACTACATCCCATGCATTTTCTTTAGCAAACTGTCTAGCAATAATAATTACATCATTAAAGGCCTCATTCCCAAAATTATCAACAACCCATTCTCTTAGATCCTCAGCTGGACTTGTTTTGTTTTTAATTTCTATTCCAGACTCCATAAATGAGAGTCTTTTATAAAACTCTTCGACTATTACAAGCAATTCCTCTGCAACTGTTTTATCTAGTTCTTTTGTTTTTGTATCTTTCATTAATACAATCCTATTTGCAACTTTCAAAATATCTACATTTGTCATTTTTTTGTACATTAGTTTTCCTCCCAGTAAGTTCTAAGTGATAATAAAGCTAATCCCACAATCGGGATACATAAAAGAGGCATAGCAAATGCTATTTCTATCGCTAATAATGTTAATTGTAAAATTATTATCATTATTCTAAGAGCAACCATTTACTTTACCTCCCACACATCCAAAACCTCTTTATAATTAATAGCTAAGCTATGATCAGACACATAAATATCAATTACTTTCCCATTATACTTATCAGCAACCCATGTGCTCGTTGTATCTTGTACTTTGTAGGTCCCCAATCCTTCAATCTCAAGCCTGGTACCAGGGGCAAGTGGACTAGCAACCGAATAATCAGCAGTTAGCTCAGTTCCATAAGCTCCTGTTACTAGTTCCTCACCATTTTCTTTAATAGGCCTATTCTTTGCATACTCACCACAGCACTTTTCACAAGAGCAATACTTAGTGATAGTGTACTCACCTAAGCTTGTTCTCACTCGTGCAACTTCCTCAACTTCATCTTCTCTGCTGCTCTGTAATTTGTTTTCAATCTCTTCATTCTCCTCTTTAGATTCTTCTTTGTAAGTTTCTTCGTATTCTGATTGACTAATAAGGATGTACTCTATCTTTTTAGTCTCTCCCTTATCAGCTAATGCAACTATCTTTATTATCATTCCTAGTATTAAAAGGCTTAAAAGCAGAACGCTTAAGAGTCTAAAGGGATGAATTTTAACTCTTTTCATCCTGGCCACGCTCCTTTGAATTCTTTTGTGCTTTTTTAAACTTAAGAAACTCATCAGCCATCATATCTAGAAATTCATCAAACTTTTCATTTGCATACGGTGATACTCTTATTTCTTCATAGCTTTCAGTTGTAGATATTAACTTTTCCGTTTCTCTATCTATAGTTAAAGTTGTTATTAGAGCTTCCATTCTTCTCCTCCTTAGTTTCCTTATTCCTTTCATTATGGTAAAATTTACCTTGAAAGGGGGTGATAATATGAGCTATGCAAACTATGAAACATTAGTTGCAGATGTTGTTAAAGACTTTGATTTCGATAAAGTATCTGATTTAAGTAAAGATGAATTTACTAAACTCCTATCAAAAGCTATTGGTAAATCCATTGAATCAAACTTAAGCAAATCTTTTATTGAAGAAGTAGTTACGGATTATATAAGTAGAGAATTAAAGATGCGTTAGCCTAACTGAGCCTACTTACCGGCTCAGTATTTAGTTGGACTCTTTAATCTTGTGTTTTCCAATTTGTCTTTTATAAGCTTCTTTAATAAATTCAGTTGCAGCGGTATACTCATCCTTTTTCATGTCGCTATAATAAACTTTTGAAAGAATATCTTTTTCTGCTATTTGTAAATCTCCATAAGTCTCAGATTCTTTCATAGTTCTAGTTACTATCCAATCAGATATTTCTCTACACTTTTTAAAAGCTACCTCATACTCTTTTATTAAATTATCAATATCTCTGTTTAGCTTTTCTGATTTTTTTATAATTTCCTTAGCTTCCTCTGTAAAGATGTTATTGTTTTTGTTTTCCATTTTTTTCTCCTCCTAGATTAATCTATAAATTATCTGTATTTCTTACTTCTCTTCTCAGTTGATCCATAACTATATCTACAACATTTTTAAGATCTCCTTCATTGTCAACACCTTTAACTTTTACTATCCCTATATGAGTAATGTCTTTTTTATCTGATAAATCTACACATCTAACACCTGCAGTCGCATTATCTTCTAAATATTTAATAACTTCGTACGATACATCTTGAAAATTTGAAATAGTCATTTGATGTTTTATTACTTGCTCTAAGATTAGATCCGTTAATTCTTCCTCTACATTCTTTGTTATAAGTCTTTTATCTTCCATCTTCTCCTCCTATTTATTAGATTGTTATTTATAACCCCGCTATGTTAAAATCTCCTTAAAGGGGGTGAAAACAATGAATAAAGCTTTATTAACATTTTCTAATGGTGAAAAATTAGAGTTGTATGAAAATCAGTTAGTTATTCCCATAGGAAAATTAATTATAGATAATAAAACAACCGTTTCTCAACAACCAACGCATGAACTTTGGTACCATTCAAGTGCTGGGATGATACCATCAATCACTGAATTACTTGTCAAATATGAGTTTTTCCACTTATTGGATAACAGTGATAAAATATATAAATCCTCTGCTGTAGTTACAGTAGAAAATCTTTAGTTTTACTTTGAACGGTTTGTTAGTGGCAAATCGTTCATTTCTATTAACACCTTACTTTTAATAATCGCTATTAAAGCTTCATATTGATATGCATCTTTATATTCAAGAGATTTAGCTAATTTAGATATATCTTTGTTTAATTCACCATATGTTGTATTTTCTTTTTTGAGTTCTTCAAGGATTTCAACTGCTATATCATTTATAGATTCGTTATATCTAATAATTAATCTTTCTACTTTGCTTTCTTTTGAATCTTTCACTCTTCTCCACATCCTCCTATTTATATGTTTTCTACACTTTAAGTGTATCTATTGATTAAAAAAAATTTTATCCGTCTCTCCTTCAGGAAATGCTGATTTAAACATTAAAATAAAATTGTAGCTAGGATTTCTATCTCCGTATTCAATCTTTTCATAGAAGGAACTGGAAACTCCTATTTTATCAGCAATTTCATTAACAGTTAAGTTTTTTGATTTTCTAAAATTTATTAATTCATTTCTCATATTTTTACCTCCTTGTATAAATATTTAATACACTTAATGTGTGTATATTTAGATATTAACACACTCAAAGTGTACTGTCAATACTTTTAACACATTTTGTGTGTAAATGTTTATCAACACATAGAGTGTGGTATAATATGAGCAACTACACACAAAGGAGGTTAGTATTATGTTAGGAGACAGAATTAAGAAAGAAAGAATCTCAAAAGATATTACTCAATTAGAGTTAAGTAAAGTTTTAGAAGTTTCTACAAGTACAGTTGGTATGTATGAGCAAAACCGTAGATCCCCAGACAATGAAACCTTAACTAAATTAGCAAAATACTTTAATGTCAGCACCGACTACCTACTCGGAAACTCCGACATAAAAAACCCCTACAGTGAAGATTCCCTCCCAGATGATTTCAATACACCAGAAGAGGCAATGGACTTTCTACTTAATAAAAATGTAATCATGGGGTTTACTGGATTTGACATACATAGTTTAACAGATGAGGAAAAAACACAATACGCAAGGGACCTACTAGATCATTTAAAACTGCTTAGCTTAAAGTATAAAAAATAGGAGGATGAAATATGTCTGATCATGAATTCAAAGTTATTGAGATAATAGATGAATTTTCATTATTGATAAACTACGGTAGAGATGATGGCGCTGGTGAGGGTGACGAGATTAGAATTTTATCAATTGGAGATGAGGTTACAGATCCAGAGACAAAAGAAAGCTTAGGAACATTGGACTTTATAAAAGATACCCTTACTATAGTAATTGCATATGATGGTTTTTCTTTGTGTAAAAAAATAGAGACTTCGCATATAAACGTTCTTACAAGCCCATTATCACAATTTAGTAAAACTACTAAAGAAGTTAAGGCTTTAAACGTTGATGAAAAAGACTTTTCTCATAAAAAGTTTTCTCAAGAAAAAACGATTAAAGTAGGAGATACTATAGAAATATTGTAGATATAGTCAAAAAGATTTAACCTTCAACAGATTGACATTTTATACAGAAATGCTATAATGTAACTAAGTTAACTAGCTGATACTTAAATGGACAGCTCAGAAAGCCCCTGTTACATTATTTTGTAACAGGGGCTTTTGGTTTTTGTAAAATAACTATTTAGGAGAACAAAATGGATAAACCCTTTCTTACTTTTGAACAACAAATTGAAAAGTTAAAAACAGATTATGGCTTGATTATTCCAAACTATAACTTTGCTCTGAAAGCTTTGTATTCATTTTCCTATTATGATTTAGTTAATGGTTATCAGTCAATTTATATGATGGATAATAAATACAAGAACGGTATCACAATGGAGCTTTTATGTGCGACACATATGTTTAACAAAAATATTCAAGGTGTTCTTTTTAAGTATTCTACATATGCTGAAAATGCATTTAAAACACTTCTTTCTCATGTAATAGCTAACAGTTTTTCAGAGAATCAGGGTAAATATTTAGACATTGTCAACTACAAGAAATTTAGCAATCCTGAAAGAAAAAAAAGATTAGAAGATAATCTTAAGACTATTAAATATATTTGTCAAAATACCAATGACACTCCAACCAGCTTTTACAGGAAAACAAAGAATCATATCCCTCCATGGATATTATTTCGTAATATAAGTTTTTCTGATGCAACCAATTTATTTTCTTTTTTAGAAACTAAAGAAAAAAATGATCTTTTCAATTATATGAACTATTTAAATACCGATAAAATAGATTTTCAGAATAAAGTGAATATCTTATTAGATGCTTTGACATTGACTAGAAAATTTAGGAACAAAATTGCTCATAATTTAGATTTTTTAACTTATAGAGGTTCGAGATTAAATAAAAATGCAAACTTCTTCTTTAAAGATTCATTAGTATTAGAAAGTGAATTAAAGCGAACTAGACATGATATATGGGCGATGGTATTATCAATCGTTATTTTACTAAATAATAATACATTAATATACAATTTTTTAGCAGAACTTAATTCATTTATGGAATCAGATGAAAATATGACAAGCCTATATTGTGATTTTGCGGGCATCCCTCATGACTTTGGTACTAGAATATCAAAATTTATGAAAGAATCCTTGTCTGATATCTCTTAAAACGCTTGGAGGGGAACTTATGAATTTAACCTGGATAGACAAATACATAGATGGAGTAATAGAGCATACTGGGACTAATGATATATTTGAAATTTATAAAACACTTGATATTGAAATAAAGAGAGTAGATAAAAACGACTCTATACTACATGGTAATGAGGCTATTTACATAAGAAATTATTTAGGCTTAGAACTTGTATTTATAAATGACTCTCTACCCTTTAGGTATGAGAAGTTTATACTTGCACATGAATTAGCCCATGCCCTACTACATATTGACCAAGCTCAGGCTGCTTATAATAATAAGCTTATTATAAAAAGTAAATTTGAACTACAAGCCGACTATTTTGCCCTTAAACTGCTTGATATATCTATAGACAAGACTTACTATGATGGGTGCACATTTGAGCAAGTAGCAAAGAGTTTGTGCGTAGGTGAAGCTATACTAGAATATGAGTTTGGATAGTTATTTGTGAAAGGAGGGACCTATAATGCAAACTGCTGTAGCATATGCTAGATTTTCAAGCGATAATCAAAGAGAAGAGTCAATCGATGCTCAAATAAGAGCTATCAAAGATTACTGCGTACAAAATGATATTGAACTTCTTAAAATATACTCTGATGAAGCCATGACTGGTACTAATGATGATAGGCCTCAGTTTCAAATGATGCTTGAAGAGGTTGAAAATATTGACTATGTAATTGTACATAAACTTGATAGATTTGCTCGTAATAGGTATGACAGCGCTGTTAATAAAAGGAAGCTTAGGGATAAGGGTGCAAGGGTTAAGTCAGTCCTTGAACAGTTTGATGATTCACCTGAGTCTGTTATGCTTGAATCTATCATTGAGGGTATGAACGAGTACTATTCTCTTAACCTATCTCGAGAAGTTAAGAAGGGACATAGAGAAAATGCGTTAAAAGCTAAACACAATGGAGGTCGCCCTCCTCTTGGTTATGATGTAGATGAAAACCTAAACTATATTATAAATGAGGATGAGGCTGTAATTGTTAGACTGATTTTTAAGTTATACAGTGATGGGTATGGGTATTTAAAGATTATAGATATATTAAATAGTAATGGATACAGATCTAAGGTTGGTAAAGAGTTTGGAAAGAATAGTTTGTACGAGATTCTAAGAAATGAAAAGTACAGAGGAGTTTATTTATACAATAGGAGAAAGAGAATGGGTAATTCATATAACAATCATAAGGATAATGAAAATAAAATAAGAATCGAAGATGCTATGCCAAAAATCATTGATGATACTACTTGGGAGAATGTTAGAGATAAGAGAGAAGATAATAAAAGAAAAGGCGGTTCTTTTAGATCTAAGTTTTTATACCTATTATCGGGTAAGCTCCAGCATGATTGCGGTTCTATTATGACTGGTACTGTTAAGACTAATAAGAAGTCTGATACTCCTGTTTATTATTACAGGTGCGAGGATAAAGACTGTAGTATAAAACCTAAGTCTATCCAGGTGAATAATATTGAGCCTTTTGTTATTAATGCTCTTACTACTTATATATTTAATCCTGATTCTACTTTTGCTAAGGAGATGTTTAATAAAGTTAATTCTAAGGATGATGTTGCTGAATTTGAGCTACTTAAGAAGAGGCTTGATAAGATTGTAAGAGAAGAGGATAAAATCACAGAGGCGGTTGTAAAAGGACTGTTAAATGATAGTTTGATTTCTAAGAACAAAGACCTACAAGAGCAAAAGACTGCTATAACTATAAAAATTAATAATCTTAAGAGCGATCATAAATCTTACACCATGGATGAAATCAATGAGTATATGCAAAAGTATGCTGATCTAAAAGATTATGATAGAGAAGCTCAGAAAAGAGTCATTGATATGTTTGTTCATAAGGTTATACTTACTGAGGATAGAGTTCGTATAATCCTATATCCTAACCCATTTGGTACAAGGGCGCAAGACAATGGCGACTCTCACCCCGACCAGTTTAAACACTGTAATCGTAAAGATTACAGTGTTTTTTTATTTTTGATTTTATTTCCACCTGGCATTTAACATTTTTACATAGTAATCTCTTTCACTAATTCCACAAACAGGGCATTTTTTAACACCTAAAAAACTATCTTTTACAAAAATAACAGGACTACTGCAATAAGGACACCACATTTGATTTGGTTTTAGAGTTACTCTATCGGGTATTTTTTTATCAGCCGATTTATTTATAACAGGTTTTACTAACGAAAATAGATTTAGCTCCTTAATCAT